ATCTCCCTTTTTTGTATTCCTATCTACATACTGAGATGAGAATCCATACTTCATAATTTCTTCCATGTCATCAATAATTGTCTGTAAGAATCTAGGCTTTAGGATATAAATTATTCTCTTATCTTCGTTCTTTTTGATTTCATATTCATATACACTTACAGATTTTACTGGATTTACTGTGAATGGTTTTCCTTGTTTCTGTAAAATTTGCTGACTCATATCAAACCTAACAAGAGTTGAATCAAATCTTGTTGTATTTGAATCAAATGTATATGGAACACCAATAATTTCTTGATCTTGAACATCATAATCAAAGTAAGTAACACTAAAATTTCCATCCACAACTTTACCACCAGGAATAATTAGTTTTCCTCTGGAGTCAAACACTGCAGTTGTTTCATAGTGATGAACTTGTCCAAGTTCTGCTGCAGCATATTTTGTTGATATGTAATTATTAAACTCAGAGTCTGACAGTGGCCATTCTTCTCTAAGATTAATAATGTTATTTGAAATTAATACTACCCAATCATATTGAGAACTTCCATAGATTTTATTTGCAACCTGATCTGGTCTTTCCTCTCCTATGATTTTATACTTATCAAATGCTACTGCTGCTTGAAATATATCATCTCTAATTTTTGCTCTACGAAATAGATTCTTTGCTCTTATTGAATCATAAGAAGAAGTTCTTGATGATAGTGGAGACTGATATAAGAAGTCCGAAAAGTTTCTGAAGTATGACATTATTAAAATCCTCCTCTTCTATCAAACTGAGACCCAGTACCCTCTAATAATCCTCCCCCTGGTGATGGGGGCCTGTATCCAGGATCTCCTGGTATTGCAGTTGGGTTTCTTCCTCCAGTGACTGGAACTGCAGGGGCAACTACTCCTGATGTTCCTCCCCTTGATGGTCCTGGTGGGTTTACTGGTGGATCTGCTCTTCTTTGTTGTTCTGCTGGATCACTAGGGTCAAATCTAGGATCTTCTAGTTTATCTAATCCTTCCATTCCTCCTGCAAATCCAACACTATCTTCTTCACCATAGTTATCATTGTATATTGGAGTAAGTTCTGCAAAACTTAGATCTAATTGAATTGAGATTGGTTGACCATCTATTGCATATGCTGCATATGATCCATCAGCTGTGTAATTGACATTACAATTAACTAGTGCGCAAGTTTTTAACATGGGCAAGGCAATAGAAGGTTTGCCTTTATTCATAAATTTAATTTGAAAAACATCAGGTGCTCCTAAAAAGAATCCATCTAATTTATCAGATGATCTTTTGGGAGCCATAGCTTTCTTAAAGAACTTTATAATACCTCTAATTTGTTTTGCTTCAGCTGGACTTCTTGCAGCTAGTTTAAATGAAAATTGAAATGCTCTTAATTTTGGACCATTGAATAATAATTCAAGGTTTGGATTAATAACTGTTCCAGTAACTCTTGCTCTATATGCTTCTGCATTAACATTAATACCTAACTTTTTCACAGCAGCTGCTGCAGCTGCAAGAGTTAGTTGTTGTTGGATTTGAGATTTTGCGCCAGCATTACTTCCAAAAATATCCTTTGAGGTTTCAACAGTTTTTTGCATTGCCCCAAATAAATTTCCTCCAGCAGCATCACTTACAGCACCAACTGCTCCTCCCATCAATCCAGCAGTTAAGTTACTTAAACTATCTTCACCCCATCCAGTTTGATTTGCTTCTGATAAATTGTTTGGTATTGGAAGTATGATTGTTCCTAGATTGTCTTTTAATGTTCTTGAAGATAAACTTGCTCCATTAAGAATAGCACCAGAATCTATCTTAGAGAAATCAGTTGTCCCAGAAAATACATCTGCTACTTTATAGTTGTAGCAAGTTATTAACATATAGTCTTGTTCAGTGTTTATATTTTCTGGATATCTCCAATTGGAATAACTTTTTTCTTGAGATGCAAAAGAAGAATTGTTTCTGAATCCAGTTGCATTGTCTGAGGTTCCTGTTCCTATTCCAGAATTACTACCAGAGTTTGGACCTGTTTGATCTGAATTTGTTTGCCCAGTTGCTACTGAACCAGGACCAGTTGGAGGCAATTGACTTTTTAATTTTGCAAATTCTTTTTGTTCTGCAAGACTTCTTTTTTGTGCTTCTGTTCCTACAGATCCTACAATTTTATTTGCACCAGTTCTACTAGCATCTATAATTTCTTTAATTCTAGTTTGACCATTTGGGAGAGCAGCAATATTATTATAGACACTAGTTCTTGTTACTGACCCATCAGCATTAACTGTAGCAAGAAGTGCTCTTGTTTGTAAAACAGGATCTATTGTATAAATTTGTCTCTGTCCAGTTTGAACATTGACATTTACTTCGTACTTGTTGAAATTACCAAGATCTAATATTGCTTCATATTCTTGTGGATTGGTTGATCTTTGTCTCCATCCTGCTGGTGGTGTTGCCATTTATCTTCCCCACACTTTATTTGATGGAATTGGTATCTCTACTCCACCCAAGTCCATAACGAATTCTTCTAGTGGTAACATGCATATGGTTTCCCATTCTTGTTCTGCAAGATGTAAGTATGGAGTTTTTACCTCTGATAGTAAATATTTATGTGCTCCTTTTTCAAATCTTGGAATCTTATTTTCTGCTAAACTTTGAACTATTCCTATTCTTTGTGATGGTGTATAGTAATGTAGATTTATAGCAAAGAATGATTTTGGATTTACATCCAGAACAAATGCTAGCGGATACTTGTCATAGTAAGGCAACTCTTCCCTATACTTTGCCTTATAAGAATAAAGCATGAGACTAAACAATCTGGGATAAACCCTCATTACATTTTTATCTCTTTTCAATCTATTGTCAGGTTCATCAGATTGCTCTTCTCTGATTAACTTTCCAGGATCATCTTCATATTGTATGGTCTTTGCAGCAAAGACAGCAGTTCTATACCATTCTCTAGTAGGAGTTTTAGTTCCTTTATTTTCTTCTACTTGTTCAAAGATGGTCTTATATGCCAAGATTATCCTCCGTTAATATTTGAAAATCCCATCTTCTATCAGCACAAAATTCTTTTGCTGCTTTCCACTTTGCCTGATTTTTGGCATACTCTTTCATTTCAACAAGTTGCTTTTTAGTAACTCTCTTACCAATATTAGGACCATTGACTTGCCTTTTTGGTTTGACTTCAATCAAACTTTCCTTTAATGTTCCTTTGGTATCTTTATACTTAATATAAAAGTCAGGAAAATATTTGTGAATTCTATTATCAAGAGGAGATAAGTAGGGTATCCAAATTTCTTCGCTAGACCACTTTAAAATATTTTCATTCTTATCGCAGTAGTTCATAAACTTTAATTCCCAAAGAGATCTATAAATTATATTTTGATGATCTCCAATATATTTTTCTGGGAAGGAAGGTTCAAATCTCCCTTTATAGCTCATACATATAATATAGGACACTCTAGTTATTTAGATGGACGTTGTACCAGATACAGAACTATATTTTAGTACAGATGAATTAAAGTCAAGATTTAAACCAGCTCTTACCAATTACTTTTCTGTTTATATTGGTGGTGCTTTTGGTGGAGCATCCAATAGAAACATTAACTTCATGGCATATGAAGCTGTTTTGCCAGGAACTTCATATGATCTTGGAGAAGTTTATGGTGATAGGATGGGAAGGACAGAGCAATACCCAACCAAAAGAGTTTATCCTCCAGTTGATGTAAGTTTTTATGTTGATAAAGATTATGAAGTTATTAAATTTTTTGAGGGGTGGATGAATTCTATTTCTAGGAACTATGGATCTGTTAACAATTCATATGTTAAGCATAACTATGCCAGTTCTTATGAGAGAGAAGTTATAATTACTAAGTTTGAAAGAGATTTGAGACCAAAGAATCAAAGATTAAAAAGTGCAGGAATCTATAGACCTCCTGCAAAGAATATCACTTACACATTAAGAAATGCTTTCCCAGCAAATCTAATTTCAATCCCAGTTTCTTATGATGGAGCAAGTGTATTAAAAACCACAGTTACATTTAATTATGATGTTTATAATTTTCAATGTGATAGATTTGGAACTGATGATGGTACTTCTGAAGATGGAAGTTCTACTGGAACTGTTATTGGACCTGGAGCAAATACTCAAGGAACTGCTGCACCTGGAGGGGGAACTAATGAAGGAGAAGAAATTATAAGAGGACTTCCAAGCCTTGCATCTCAAGTAACAGAATTAAAGAATATGCAAGAAGCATCTAGATTAAGACAGGCTGGATATAGTCCTGGATTGGGTCAAAATTCTGGAGATCTTCCCAAGAGTGGACCTGGATTCTGATCAATAAATAATCGTACTGAACTTTATAGGTTATTATGCCATTACCAAAGATTGCAACTCCAACTTATGAGTTGATTTTACCTTCAAATAAAAAGAAAATTTCATACAGACCTTTCCTAGTTAAGGAAGAAAAAATTCTCATTCTTGCTATGGAGAGTGGAAGTTCTGATGAGATTACTAGAGCAGTAAAAGATGTTCTAAAGGAGTGTGTTCTTACAAGAGGAATTAAAATAGACACCCTCCCAAGTTTTGATATTGAATATCTTTTCCTTAACATCAGAGCAAAGTCTGTTGGAGAAGCAGTAGAACTTTTAGTCACTTGTCCTGATGATGGAGAGACTCAAGTAGAATGCACTATTGATATTAGAGATATTGAAGTTAAGTTTCCTAAGGAACACACTTCAGAAATCAAGGTAGATGATTCTATTATGGTTAAGATGAAGTATCCATCTCTTCAGGAATTTATTGACAATAATTTCAACTTTAATACCACTAATAGCAAAGAGACTATCAATAAGTCTTTTGAAATTGTTGCATCATGTGTTGATATGGTTTACACCAAGGATGAATCATGGTCTGCTAGTGATGTAACTAAGAAAGAACTTGTAGAATGGTTAGAAACTTTTGATGGAATTCAATTTAAAGAGATTGAAAAGTTTTTTGATACTATGCCAAAGTTGACTCATGTTTTGACTGTAAAAAATCCCAACACTGGAAAAGATAATGAGGTTGTATTGGAGGGACTCTCAAGTTTTTTCGGTTGATCCTTGGTCATGAAGATTTGGAAGCATATTATAGAATTAATTTTGCCTTGATGCAGCATCATAAATACTCTTTGACAGAGATTGAAAATATGATTCCTTGGGAGAGAGAAATTTATCTTTCTCTATTGGAAAATTATATTAAAGAAGAGGAAGAAAAAGCAGCCAAGGCTAATAGATGAATCCAGAAGAAGCTTCCAAAAAAATACAACCTGAAAGATTTTTCAGAAGTAGTAAATCCAGATTTGGATTTGGTCCTGGAAGACTTAGATATGGTACGATTAGATCAATATCAGGCATAATTCCAAGAAGAAAATTGCCAGATCAAATAGCTTCTAACATTTCACAAACATCATCTGAAGGGAGTGGGATAGAACCAACAAAAACAATAATCCCTTCTTTGGGAAGAGTGACTTTAGATCTTGTTCAAATTGGAGATAATTTAGATAGAATAAAAGAGGTCATAGAAGAAGACTATAAACAAACAAAAGAAACTAATAAAAAGGAAATAGAAGAATATAGAAAGAGAGTAGCAAATAGAGGAAGAAAACTACCCAAAAAAGATTTGGGAGATAATAAAAAAGATTTAAAAGATATCATTAAACCTTTTGTTGGAAGTTTCTTCTCTGGAGTTGGTGGTGCTATAAGATCTTTAGCAGCATTTAATCTATTAGATGCATTGGTTAGAGGAGATTGGGGACAGGCATTTAAATCCTTGATGGGAATTGGGGTTACATTCTTACCTCAAATTGGGGCAATGCTTGCAGGAGCAGTATTAAAAAATCTGCTTAAAGGGTTTGGTAAAAATATGTTTGGTGGTGGAAGAACTGCAAGAAAGGCACCTTCCACTGGAGGAGGAATTGGCATAGGAAAGTTTGGGAAAATGATGGCACTTGGAACAGGTGCCCTTGCATTAGGAAGTGCTTTTGCAACATCTCAAAATGATGGAGAAGGGGAAGATCAAACAAGACTTGATCAGTTAACTGCAGAACAAAAAGCATTAACTGCTGATGGATTAACAACTATCACTCAAGATGATTTAAAAAAATTTGAAGCACTCAATAAAAAATTTGAACAGGCTGTAGATTTGTTAATGGGTCGTGGGGGAGGAACTCAAGGTCCTGGAGGTAGAGGTCCTGGTGGAGCAAATGCATCTGGAGCAGAAATAAGTAATGCTCCTGTAAACATGGACACTTCTATAAGAGGAACTGTTGGGGGAGAGCAACTTACCAATGCACAACTTATAGATTTAGCAAAAAAAGTTGGAGCAACTGATGAAGAGGCAGTTAGATTAGCTGCAATAGCTAAGTATGAATCTGGAGGTAGACCAGGAGCTCATAATGATAGTTACCTTAGAGGAGGTTCTGATAATTCATATGGGTTGTGGCAAATTAATATGATAGGAAATCTTGGTCCAGCAAGAATGAAGGAATTTGGTATTTCTAGTTATGATCAATTAAAGGATCCAGTTACTAATGCTCAAGCAGCATTGAAAGTATTAAGAGGTTCTGGATGGGGAGCATGGACTACTAATTCAAAAGTAACCCCAGGAGATTTGCAAGAAGGAAGAAGAAATTTACAACCCAGAACACCTCCAGCACCATCACCACAACCATCTGCTCAACCAAGACCAGCAAGAAATCCTGAGGTTTCTTCTGCTCCAAGAACAAATGGTCGTAGTGTTGCTGTTCTTCCTATTCCACTTACTGGTGATGGAACTCCAGGTTCTGTTAATCCTGGAGGAAGTTCTGCTGTAGCAAGCATAGATCCATCAAGAACAGATATGTATTCCAATAGACTTGCATTGGGAATCATAGGATAATATATGGAAGCTCAAAAATTATTAGCATTACCTAAACCAAAACCTAATGTAGTTGCTAAAGTAACTACTATTAGCCCTTTAGTAAAGGTATCAACTAAAACTAAAAAGACATCTATTGCTTTAAGAAAAACTTTTGAGAACGGAATATATCAGAGGAAAACCCAACTATCAGTACTCAACAGATATAAAAAGAGACTTGATTCTATTCAAAATGAAAATGACAATAAGTATAGAAAGAAGCAAAAACAAAAACCTCAAAAGATTAGTCTTCCAAAATTTAAAGGAAACTTCTTTACAGCAGGAGCAACTGATGATTTCTTAAAATCATTTGGAGCACTGGCAGCATTTAATTCAGTTGGGAAATTAATGCAGGGAGATTTTCTTGGTGCATTGTCTCCAGGATTAGTTGCTGCTGGTGCATTATTGGGACCAGGATTGCTTGGATTGACAGGGGGTGCATTTTTCAATAAGGGACCAACTCCAACAAAAGGATTTGATGCCACTGGAAGAAATGTGTCTACTAAAACACAAAAAAGATATCTTGAAAGATATGGAGAGGATGCATTTAAAAATAGATTTGGAAAAGATGCTTTAAAAACAGTTAACCAAGGTGGAGATGTTGCAGAATCTGTAACTCAAGGAGGAAAAGTTGCAAAGGCATTTGGAAGATTTGGATCTGCATTAATACCTGGAGTTGGTGCTGTTGTTGGTGCTGCAGATGCAGCATTTAGATCACAGTCTGGAGATACTACTGGAGCATTCATAGCAGGAACTGGAGCAACCCTAGATGCAGCAGCTGCTGCCAGTGCTGCAACTGGCATAGGACTTCCAATTGCAGGACTACTTTCTATCGCTTCATTTGCTTTAGATGTAACTAATCTTGTTCGTGATCTAACTGGAATGAGTGCAGCAGAAGAAAATAAAAACAAGTTAAAAGAGCAGGAGAAAAAACAAAAAGCATTAGTAGAAGGAAGAGGGAATCTAACCTTTGCAAAAACTCTTATTAGTTATGAAAAAGCTTTGGTAAAATTTGAATCATTTGCAGTATCATTTAGACCTGGACCAAAAACAGATGAGGCTTACAGAGAATCTTTTGAACCTGGAGCAGGAACTGAAGCAGCAGGATTTACTGGAGGAACTGGGGGAGGACCAAAAGCATCTACTGAAGTGTTGGCAGATGCTGCAGCATTTAGACAAGCATTTCCTCTACCATCTGGAACTCCAATGAATTCATCACAACCTTTTGAATTGCAAATGAGAGAAAATACTGGACTAGGATCTCTTGGAAATGATCCAACAGTTGATGATGTTCATGTACCAGGATCTGCACATTACAGCAATAGAGCTATTGATATACCAATAAACAATATGGAACTGGGTGATAGAGTTGCTAAGTTTTGGCAAGATAAAGGATACTATGTTTTGTGGAGAACATCAGGACACTATAATCATGTTCATGTTCAGTGGGCAGAAAAGAAAGGAGCAAGTAGTGGTATTGTAGCTTCTGGTCCTAAAACTGGATATCCTGTAATTCTTCATGGTGAAGAAGCTATCATACCAATAGACAATCAATTCACTCAATCTGGTGGTGATCCTTTAGAAAATATTCCAACACCTGTAATTAATTTAATCACTGCTAAGTCTAAAATTTATCAAACTGCTGTTCAAGATCTTCCTCCAGAAGTTGTTCAAGTCCCAGTACCAATCCCACCTCCACAAATTAGATATGTTTCATCTCCATCAGCACCTCTAAATACTGAGAGTAGTAATCAAGAAGCAATATTAAAGATGTTATTCTACAAATCATTAGGATAATATGGCATCATATTTTAATTACAAAATTATAGAATTTTCTGTACAAACAAATCAAGGGTTCATTGATTTGACACAATCAGTTGCTGCATTAACTTATAGCGAAGATATAACATCTCCAGTAACTTATGTTACTGCAATGATTATTAACACTGGAGGAATTTTATCAAAGTTAAAATTGAGAGGGGGAGAATTAGTACGAGTAATAGTTGAGCAAGAAGCAACAGGTGCAAAATTTACATTAGATGAAAATAATAATACTTATTACATCTACAATATTGGAAACTCTACAACAGAATCTACAAAAGAACTATTTGTATTGGAATTAGTTCCTGGTGAAGTTTTTGCAAATGAAACATCTAGGGTCTTTAGAAGATATGATTCTGATTTGAAATCTAGTGTAGAAAAAATTCTTAAAGAAGAATTACAAACAACAAGATATAAGAGTACAAATATAGAAAAAACAGTGAACAGTTATTCTTTCATGGGTAATGCTAGAAAACCATTCACGGTTTTGGGATGGTTATGTCCAAAAGGAATTCCTCAAGTTGAAAGAGGTAAATCAGGAAACACTCAAGGAACTGCAGGATATTTATTTTTTGAAAATCAGGAAGGGTATAATTTTAAAAGTGTAGATTCCTTGTTTGATGTTAATAGAGCATCAAAGCAAACTTATTTCTACAAAGAAACTGTCACTTCTCCAGCAGATCCTCAAGTTAATTTTAAAATTACTGCTCCTCCAGTTTTTTCTAAAAATGTAAATGTACTAGACAACTTAAGAATTGGAATGTATGCCAGTGTCAATTATTTTTTTGATACCAACACCAGAAAATTCTATGCAAATACTTATAAGTTGTCTGAAAGTTATAATCAAATGAATCATTCTGGAGATGATGATCCCCCAGAAATACCTAATGGATTGCAAAATAGTCCTTCAAGATTAATGGTAAAAATGCTTGACAATGGACAAATGGATAAAAGTGGAAAACTTGAGAAGCCTGATAAGAGAATGGAATACCAGGCACAAAGTGTGACAAGATACAATTTACTATTCAGTCAATCGTTAAATATAACAGTACCACTGAATTTAAGGTTGACAGTGGGAGATGTTATCAATGTTGAATTTGGAGAGATCTCAAAAGAAGAAAGTAAAAAAGGATTAAAAGATAAAAGCAAATCTGGTAAATATATTATAAGTAAATTAAAACATGCCTTTGGTGACAACAAAGGACTTACTGGACTAGAACTAGTAAGAGACTCTTATGGAGTAGCAAAATGACTCACAAAAACATTACGGATCATATACAAAAAGATAAAGCAGAACTCAATGATCCAATGATTTCTGCTCAAAGAAGAAGGCATGTGGAGGAAGAGTTAGAATCTCTGGAATCTTATGCAGCAAATCATCCAGAGGATGATCATGACCCAACGCCACTTGAATTGTATTGTGATTTAAATCCCAATGCATTAGAATGTAGGGTATACGAAGACTGATGCTGATAGAACAATCCCTAATTAATCCTAATTTTATTGGTAGAGATGCCTTCAGATGGTTTGTTGGCATTGTAACCAAGTATAAGAATACTGAAAATGGATATAGGGCAAAGGTTAGAATCATTGGTCATCACCCAGATTCATCCTCAGTAGTAAAGGATGAGGACCTTCCTTGGGCACATGTTCTAGTTCCTCTAAACTTTGGTGCTGGTGAAGGTGGTGCTGGAATTAGTTTCAATCCAAGAGGATCTGAGACTGTTGTTGGATTCTTTATGGATGGAGATGATGGACAACAACCAGTCATTATTGGAGCATTATTTTCTGGATCTTCCATTGAACACCCAAATACATTTGATCTAGGAACAAATGGATTCAAACCATTTAAACCAGGAACTGATATTACTAATCCATCAAACAAACCTGCTGATGGAACAAAACCAAAAGACTCAGGAATTCCACAGGTAAATGGATCCACACCTGATGGAAAAGAAAGTCAAAAACAAGCAGCAAATAAACAAGGAACTGCTCCTGTAGTAACAACAGTTCCAACATGTAAGACTGGAACAGATACTGTATCTAAAATTGCAAAGGCACTTAGAAAATTTATTTACTATTTGAATACTGTACAAAATTACATCAACATTTATGTTAATCCAACATTAAATTATATTCAAAATATTCCAAGTTTAATTCAAGATGTTGGAACTGCTATATCGGATGGACTCAAAGATTTTACAAAGATAGCAAGAGATTTTATTATTGAACAAATATATCAAGGTCTTAAGAATGTCATAGAAAAACTGCTTCCTAAAGATGCTATTCTTGCCAAGAAATTGGCAACAGATAAAATTGTAGATGGAATCTGGTGTTTGTTTGATAATCTTCTAAAAAAAATAACTGGATTTGTTTTTGATTTTCTTGGCCAAATGATAGGCAAGGTAGTTTCAATGCCACTTTGTGCAGTTGAATCTATGATTGGAAGCATGATGCAAACAATCACAAATGAAATTTCAAATGCAATCTCAGGACCACTCAAAGATTTAACCTCAGTAATAGGAGAAACTGTAGGACAAGTTTCTGGGTATGTTTCAAAAGCAGTCAATTATGCAAAAACTATTCTATCATTCTTTACATGTGAAGATGCTAAGTGTAAAGATGAATTTGATTATGAAATGAATAAAGGATATGTTCCAAAAGGATCAGTTAATTTCCAAAAGATTTTAAGTTACTCACCAGCACAAGGGGTAAGAAATTTATTCTCAGATGGCACTAAACAATTCTCAAGTTGGTTGGGTCAAAATAGTGGAGGTGCTCCAAGTCAAGATGTTCTTTCTGCTCTTGGAGTAACTAAGGAAGAATTTGCTGCATACTTTGAGTGTGATGGAACAACTCTAAACTGTGGTTTACCAAAGGTTACTTTCTTTGGTGGAGTTGGTGGAAGTGGTGGATCTGGAGCAACAGTTGT